CAAAGCATGGCTGTACTGCGACATCGGCTTGCGCCATAGCGAGAGCTTCCTCATCGTGGACGGCGTGGACGTTTCCGCGTTCGTCGCATAAGAAAGGAGAAAAAGAGCATGAAAAGAAGTCTTATCGACAACGTTGTCGCTCTTCCGTATGAGAGCGAAAGCATCTTCGAAACCACAGGGATTCAGTCCGCAGTCCTCGGCATTGTGACGGCTGCGCCGACCGGCTCCCCCACTGCCGCGAGAGTGGTAGTCACCGCAACCGAGTGCGATACCGCCAACGGCACATTCGCCCCTGTGGCGGACTCGCGCTTCTTTGTTGCGCAGAAAGGTGTTCAGTACAATGATGGCGTTGCCCCCGGCCACACTGCCGTGAACAGCAAAACCGTTTCCGTTCCGCATGATGCAAGCGGGATTGCGCAGGTTTACACCGATTTCATTGGCGCAAAGGCGTTCGTGAAGCTGAAAATCACTACCTCCTTTGATGGCGGCAGCAATCCGTCTGCGGCTGTTTCTGCGGCTATCGCGTTCGGCGACACCAGCGAGCAGCCCGTCGAAGTGTAGGAGGTTCGTCATGAAAATTAAGCCGTTTATCCCGCCCAAAAAGGGCAGCAAGGAAAACAAGGCGGCAGCGCCTCCGCCGGAAAACAAGGGCACCGAAACTCCGGTGGGCGCTGAAACTCCGGTGGGCAGCGTTCCCACGGCGAGCGACAATCCTCAATCGCCGGAGACGGGAACGGGAGCGAACCCGACAGGCAATCCTGAACAGTAATCCCAGAAAGAAGGTCACAGAATGGTTAATTTATGGACTGGCGCACTCACAACGCTTGAGACTGCGAAGCTGTTCATCGGAATCCCGGAAGACGATGCCGACAGGGACAGGGACAAAATCGTCACGCTCATGATTAACTCTGTGTCCGCTTGGTTCGAGCGACAGACCGGGCGAAAGCTCGGTCTTGCCGCCTACGATGAAAAATACGCCGGAACCGATGCGCAAGAACTCTGTTTGCGACAGTACCCCATTGTCAAGGTCGAAAGCATCTTCGACACGGAAAACGGCGGTGAAATCAGCCCCGATGCTTATGGCTTTGTGGATACCGGTGACATTGGGGTTCTCTTCAAGGATGATGGGTGGGCGATGCCCTCTTATCGCGTGGGCCTCGCATTTGACCCCAAATTCCCCAAACGATACCTCCGCGTCAAGTATAAGGCTGGATACGTCCTGCCAAAGGATGCGACCAGAAGACAACCGTCCACCCTGCCGCCGGACATTGAGGGAATGATTCTGGAGATGCTTCAACAGCAGTACAACCTCATGAAGGACGGCGCACAGAACCTCTCCAGTTTCTCCATCTCGGATGTTTCGTGGAGCTTCGATAAGACGACAAAGCAGTCGTGGCTTGAAACGCTCGCTGCGCATAAACGGTGGTGGTAATGTGTTTGAGGCTATCCGTAAGGATTTAGAGCGAAAACAGCAGCTGCTCCTTGAGCTTGCGGCACTATCCATTGTTGTGGGTGTACAAACGGAAACCGGCACGAATGTCAAGGGGAATCGGGTCGCCGGGTCGGACAAGTACCCGGACAGCGATATGCAGGTCGTGGACATCGCCATAATTCACGAGTATGGGTGCAACATCAAGCTCACGCCAGAGGGCAAAGCGAAGTCGTTCATCCCGGCAATTGGCAAGAGAATCCGCAACGACACGCAGAGCATTATCATTCCCGAACGGGCATGGCTGCGCACTGCACACTCAAAGACGCAAAAGGATGTATTGACGTATATGTCCGCCAATATCCATCGCGTGCTGCGCACATACGAATGGACACCGATGGAATACGCGGAGCATTGCGGCGCTTTTGCCGTCAAGCTTATCGTTGGCGCATTGGGACAGGGCTTGAAGCCCTTAAAGCCGTTGACGATTGAAACCAAGCGACTGAACGGACAAAGCGATGCCATCCTCGTTGCCAGTGGGCAACTGCAAAATCACATCACATATAGGGTGGTGAAGACGTGAATCTGCTTGGAAATCTCCCGGAAATCCCCGGCGTGATTATGCGTGATATGTATCGCATAGACACCTGTGGCGGAGAGTATGACAGGGAGAACGGCGGTCATTTTTCGCGTGGTCGAGAGCGCAAGGTGCGGTTCAAAGGGGCTTTGCTGCCACTGTCAGAAAAAGACCTGCGCCGTTTGCCTCAAGGAACGGTAACGGCGAACCAGAAGAAAATTTACACAAACGGCTTCTCGCTCAACGTAGGTTCTATGGTTCAGGCAAGCGACGGTCTCCGGTACACTGTGATTCGCGAGCTGGAGTATGACGGAATCCACGGGATGCGCCGATATGTTGTAGAGCGGAAGGGGGGCGCACAAGCAAAGTGACTTCTTCAGAGAACCGAAACGCCCTGATTCTTCTCTTGTGGGAGCATTTGGGTATTCCCGTCATTCCCGCAGATGAGGTACAGCCCGAAACAGAATTTCCCTACGCTTTTTACAGCGTCATCAACCCCGGCGGCGGTTTGCCGGGCATGGGGAATGTCAAGCAAGAATCCCGCGAAAGTGAGGACCCGGCATTTCCCACAGATGTCATCTCGGTCATGCAAGATATGCCGGTTGCAACGTTCAGCCTAACGTTTTGTTCTGTCACGCGCGAAGAAAAGTTTACGCAGAATCAAATCATTGGCGATGATGAAGCGATGTCCCTCGCCCAAAAAGCGCGGGACTATCTGGTTCACGGCGGATACTACCAGCTGGACGCTGCCGGGTTGGTAACTGTTGACACAACAGAGCCTACCCGCCGTGGTTCGCTTGTGGTGGACAGCTTCGACAGCCGCTACGGATTCGATGTGCGTATTCGCTGCGCTCACGATATAGAACGAAACGAAGCAAGTATTGAAAATCTAAATTACACTCGAAAGGAGTCCTGAAAATGGCACTTGATGTTGTTGTATCGGTAGACATTGAAAGGCTTGCACCATCTGCAAACGAGATGAATCTTCTGATACTTAGCACCGAAGGCGCAGTTCCACTGCGAACGTATTCTTCGCTTGAAGATGTTGCCACAGACTATGTTGCCGTTGTTGAAGAAACAACGGTTCGAAAAAAGGCTTATTTGTTGGCAAAAGCCATCTTCGAGCAACCCCTCCAGCAGGACGCTCCCGGCGTTCTGCGCCGCGTAACCATGGTGGGTATAAATCCGCCGGCCGATGCCGCAGGAATTCAATCTGCGCTCAGTGAAATCCTCAAGATGGATGACAATTGGTATGTTCTGCTGACGGATTTCACGGACGATGAACTCCTCTTGGCTGCGGCCACATGGATTGAGGGAACCGGCAACAGCGAGGCCTCGGACATCCGTCCGAAGTTGGGCGTTTTCAAGACGCAGAATGATTCGCTGAGTATTCCAGCGTTTTCGCGCTCCGGGTTCGTTTTTGTTGACCCCAACACAATCGAAGACGGTGCGTTTGAGAGTCCCGAAGCAGCGTGGGCAGCCGTGGTTGCTCCGTGGTATCCCCAGTCGGTCAACTGGAAATTCCGCCAGATTGCCGGTGCAACGCCGACCCAGCGAACCTTTTCCGAAAAAGACGCGCTGGAGAGAGCGAATTTCAATTTCTTGACCACCGAGAATAAGCGCTCCTACATGAAAAACGGCACTGCCGGGGATGGCACGTTCCTCGACCTTGTTGTTGGCTCGGATTGGATTGAGAACAAGATACGCAACAACCTGTACGACGCATTTCTTGCCAATCGCAAAATCGGATATAGCGATGATGGGTTTACGGTTGTCCTCAGTGCAGTTCTCTCCGCTTTGGATGACGCTGCGGAGATGGGGATTGTTGCAGTGGATGCCGAAACCGGACAGGCCGTTTACACCGTGGACGCGCCGTCCCGCTCCGAAGCTACACCCGAGCAGGTTGCTGCAAGAGCGATGCCCCCCATCAAGTGGAGTGCCTTGCAGGAGGGCGCTATCAACACCGCGCAGACACATGGCGTTTTGCGCGTAACGCTGTAAGGAGGAAAAAAGATGGCTACCTACGACCCGAAGAAAGTCAGCATTTCTGTTGGCGGCAAGGCGCAAACCGGCCTTGCAGAGTCATTTATCAACGTGGCGAAGAACTCCGACAACGTCACCCCCAAGGTTGGCGTAAAGGGCGATGTCGCCGTGGCTATCAACGCAGACCAGAGCGGCGTGGTGACGGTGACGTACCTGCACACATCCGCCTCGCTTCCCCAAATCATCAAGTGGGCAAACGCAAACAAGAAGCTCGCCTTGGCGATTAAGGATGCCAATGCCGACGGCAAGATGATTATCAACACGAACAGCGCTTATATCCAGAAAACCCCGGATATGACGCGCGGCAAGGAAGTTGGCGAAGTGGCAGTGGCATTCTTGGTGCCGAACGTTACGCCGAAATAATGGCGCACAAACGAACAGGGCGGTGGAAACCTCCACCGCCTCCGGGATTTAAGAGCGAAAAGAGGTGGAAAGAAAGAATGGCAAAGACCGGATATGTAAAAATCGATGGGGTTAAGTACACGCTGCAAAGCATGAGTCCGACGGCCTATTATGATTTGTCCGACAGATTCAAAATGGGAACGCCCCAGCAGCAAAGCGCGGGGTATGTCGATGCGCTGCTTCGCAACGTGGTCGTGGAGCCGCGCGAAATCGCAGTTGAGGGCTTGGAATACTTTGACGACCGTGACGACATTTCTACCCCCAATCGTCTTGCGCAGGAAATCGAGTCGTTTCTTAAGCGCCCAGACGAATACGCAAAACGCACACCGACGGGCAAAAAGGAATGAGGCCTACTGGACGTTGGTGTTTGACGGGGGCGGTGTCTCAAAAAGCGACCTCGACAACATGGATTTGGCGACATTCCATGAATGTCTTGCTGCCAAGACGCGCTATGTGGAAATGTTGAAAAGGCTGCGTGAGGAAGCTCAAAAGAACAACAAGTGAGGTGAGAGCGAATGGCATCGGACAAGCAAGACACCTATCGGCTAGGGTTTGATGTGGATGATGACGGCATACGCTCTGTATCCTCCACGTTGGATGAAGTCGAAGAACACGCCCACGATGCAGAATCAGCGGTAAATGGGCTGGGGGTTCGCGTGAACGGGCTGGGGGACGACGCGCAAAAGCTGGGAGCCACATGGAAAGATGTGGGAACTGCGCTCGGCGCGAAGTTCACCAAGCCGTTTGGTGATTTTTTCAAAGGTGCGAAATCCAAAATCGGCACGTTCGGGAAGGATTTCAAATCAGGGTTCCAGACCGTAAGCAATTCAGCCCGTCACCCTATCCAAACATTGCGTGACGGGCTGTACGGCGCTTTAACGAGGGTTCGCGACGGAACGCAGGATGTCGTTGAAGGGGCCAAGGAAATTGGAGACGCTGCAAAGTCCGCCGGGGAAAAAGGCGCTGACGGATTCGGCAAGCTGGCAAATGTCCTCAAGGTTGTTGTTGCAGGAGAGCTTGCCAAAAAGGTGTTTGCAGGAATTGGAAAAGCCGCAGTCGCTGGCATAGAAAAAGTTGGCGACATTCAGCGCAGTGTTTCCAGCTTGAGCGCCACGCTTGGAAAAGAGGGCGGCGCGGCAGTCAGTAAGTGGGCAGACGAATATGCCAACGCAGCTGGTCGAAGCCGCGCCGAGGTGAAAGGATTTCTGGCTGATAATGCCGCAATGGTCAACCAGCTCGGTGTGCGCGGAAAAGCTGCCCAGGAGATGGCTCAAACCACAACGGCGTTGGGCTATGACATGGCCGCCGCGTTCAACGTCAAGGATGATGCGGAAATGATGTCGTCCTTGAATGCGGCTATCGGCGGCGCTACCGATGCGCTTTCGCAGTATGGCGTAAAGCTGGACGATTCTACGCTCAAGCGAACGGCGTTGAGTATGGGGCTAAAAGGTGAAATCTCCGATTTGTCCGATGCCCAGGCAGCGCAGGTTCGCTACCAGTCCATCCTTGACCAAACGAAAGATGCACAGCTTGGCGTTTTCAATGCCAGCGGCAACCTTACCAACGGCTTGAAAGGCATCAAGGCAATCGGTGCGAATCTCTTGCAAACAGTCGGCGAGAAAGCCGCGCCCATCGTCGGCAAGCTGATGGGAACCATCCAAAACCTCATGCCGAAGGTGGAGCCAATTATCGGGCGAGTCGTTGACCTGCTCTCCGATGGTTTAGCGGACGCGCTCCCGGTTGTAGCCGATTTGGCAGAGGAACTTCTACCGGCACTGGCCGACACGGTCGGAAGTCTGTTCACGTCGCTCGCGCCGCTTATCCCTGTCGCTGTCGAGTTGTTCAAAAAGCTCCTGCCACCGGCGTTGAACGTCATATCCACACTGGCTGAAAAATTGTTGCCGCCGCTGGTGGGTGTCATCAGCGTATTGATACCTCCGATTGCGGAAATTGCGGAGCAAATTCTCCCGCCGTTGCTGGATTTGGCAAGTGAATTGCTTCCCCCTCTTGGCGAATTGGTATCGCAAATGCTCCCGCCGATTGTGGACATCGCAATGACCCTGATACCGCCAATTTCCAATATTGTGAAAAGTCTGCTCCCGCCGTTTGCGAAAATCATTCAGGCTGTTCTCCCCGGACTGACGAAAATTGCGGATGCAATTCTCCCGCCCACGCTGACCTTGGTCGAGGCATTGCTCCCTGCAATTGAGGCGCTCACGCCTGTTATTACGCTGGTAGGGAATGTCATTGCCAAGGTAGCAGAGGGTGTCGCGTCTATCGCTGGCGGCATCGCCAAGTTTGGCGGAAAGCTCATCAACGGTATCGCGGGGCTATTTGGCGGCGGAAAAGACGATGCACCGCACAATGCGACCGGCACACCCTTTTTCGGGGGCGGTTGGACGCATATCAACGAGCAGGGCGGTGAAATGGCGTTTCTCCCGCAAGGAAGCGCAATCATCCCGGCAGACAAGAGTCAGCAAGTTGCCGAAGCTCTCACGGCTGGCGTATCCAGCAAATCCGGCAAGAACGTGGTGTACAACATCACTGTGCCCATCACAATCCAAGGCAACGCCGACCAAGGCGTTTTGCAGCAAGTAGAGGCTCTTGTGAAAGCTGCGGTGGAACGTGCATTGGATGAGGCAAGCCAAAAAGCAACGCATGATGAAATGATACAGGAGGGCTATGCGCTCCCTGCGTAAGGACGTGACAATGTGGCGTACATCCTCAAAGGGCGAAGCTGCGGAACGATTCGCTTTGACCCAAACAACGGAACCGTCAGCACCGAGAGCTTGCAAGGTTCCAATCGTGTGACCAGCGCCCCCCTTGATTCGGGAGCTTCCGTAAGCGACCACGTCATCACTGAGCCTTACAAAATGAACGTGGGAGGAACCGTCGTTGGCGATTCCTCTCGCATGATGGCGCGATTGCTGAAAATGTGCGAATCGAGAGACTTGGTTGAATATCAGGGAAAGCTCCGGCGCAAAAACATGGCAATCGTTTCGTGGTCCATCACGCCGAGCGCAGAAAACGCCAAAGGGTTCGAGTTTCAGCTGTCATTGCAGGAAATTTCCTTTGCGACTGCGAAAACCGTGAAGCTCGCAGCCTCCAAAAAGAGCATACCCAAGAAAAAGACGAAGAACACCGGCATGAAGACAACCGCTACCGCAACGGTGTCGTCGAGTCAGTACCTGAGCAGCGTCAATAAGGTTGTTGCAAAGAACACAAACACCTCTATTGCGCAAGCGAGAGCAACGACCGCAGACAGCGGATATGGGAGGTAACATGATGCCGGACTTCACGAGTGCTGCCACAAGCGCAGAATACATCCCCATCGACCCGGCTCTTTGCCCATATGCCTTTTCTATCAAGCTGCAAGACCGCACATACCAACTCACGGTGCGTTTCAATACGGTGGCGAATCTGTTTACCGTTGACCTTGCGACCGCCACAGGCGAGCCGCTATGCTATGGCGAGCCGATTCTTTACGGAAATCCGCTGTTCGAGTCGATTTCAGATGAAAGGTTTCCGCTCCCCATTATCGTTCCGTATTGTCTGACTGGTGACAGCATTTCGTCTGTGACCGCCGAAAATCTTGGAAGCAAGGTGCAGCTATACTTATTTGACCGGGGGTGATTTTATGGCGCTGTGGCTCCGAGAGGCAGCCCTTCAGGTCGGCGCTTCCGTTTACCGGCTCGGAGAACTGGATTTTTCCTTTAAGGTGACAATGGAGGATGGTGACAAGCTGCCCTCCTGCACCTGCGAAATAAAGAATCTCTCGCAAGACCATCGCCGGTCTATTCAAAAGGGCAATCTGTTGATTGTGAACGCAGGTTATGAAGGGGACATGGGAGTCCTTTTTGCGGGAGAGATAACCTCATTTTACCACAGCAAAGCTGCCACGGAATGGGTTTCGAGCGTACTGGCCTCACCTATTGCCGGGCGATGGCTTTCCGCAAAAATCAACAAGACATACCGCGCCGGTTTTGCGAGCGACATTCTGAAAGACCTTCTTCGCGTGTTTGGTGTGGAAGTGAGTCAGTTTTCCCTGAAAGAGGATAAACGCTACCCGCGTGGAAAGGTTTGCCGTGGGAAGCTAAAGGACGTTCTTCAAGAAATTGTGGTAAAGGACTGCCGCAGCCGATTCACGATACGAAATCAGTCCGTTTTCATTTCGGCAGGTGCCAGCGCCGCCAACGCTTCGCAAGTGTTGTCAGAGTCCACTGGTCTTCTTTCGGCGAAATCAAGCAAAAGTGAGTTGCAAGTCAGCGGCAGCACAGAAGATAGTGCGCCGAAAACGGACAAGGTTGAATGCTTGCTGAATTACCACCTATCAAGCGGCGACCTCGTATCCATTCAATGCGCCTCGCTGAACGGAACCTACCGGATTATTCGGGGAAAACACGAAGGAAGTCTCTCCGGTGCTTATAAAACATCCTTGGAGGTGACGCATGTATGAGTCAATATGACCATCAGCGTTTGGCGCTGGAGCGTGAAAAAGCCAGAGCCATTGCCTCAATGGTGAATGTGTCCATGCTGGTTCGCGTTCTATCCCGAAGCTCAGATGGAACGGTCGATGTTCAGCCGCTTTCCAAAGTGCTGATTGATGGGGTTTTCGAATCGCGGCCACCTCTTTTGTCCCTGCCGGTTTTGTGGCGGCGTACCGCAACGGGGCAAAAGGACATTCCACAGTATCAAACTGGTGACATTGGGCTGGTCGTCTTTTGCGATGCTGACATTGATAATATCCTGCTTGCCGGTGGGGAAGTCGAACCGGCAACAGACCGTCTTCACGCACTGGAAGATGGAATTTTTGTGGGAGGGCTTTTGTGATGCCGGACAATGTAACGCTTGCGCTTGATGCCGAAACTCATGACATCATTTTTTCGGACGGAACTCTCGCGCTTATTTCCGACACGGACGCAATCGCACAGAACGTCCGCAATACGCTGCTTGTCTATCAGGGTGAATTCCCGCTGGACGAAGAGCATGGCACTGATTATGAGCGCATTTTTCGTGACAAGCGCATTTCGGACGAGGAAATCATCGAAATCGTGCGGGACGCAATCTTTCAAGAGGACGATGTTGTGGAAATTTCCAGTCTTCTCGTGGAGCGCAGCTCCGGCGAGAGAACTCTCCGAATAAGTTTCAAGGCCGTCTTGCAGGACGGGTCAACAATCAGTGAGGTGATTGCATTATGAGCGAGCCATGGGGATTGTCTGAGCTGGGTTTTATCCGCCCGGAATACGATGACATTTTGCAGGACTATGAGGTGAAAGCCGTTGAGATTTTCGGGGCTGATATCAATCTTTCATCCCGCAGCCCTCTCGGCGTTTTTGTTCGTGTGTTCGCATGGGTAGCCTCCACGCTGTGGATGCTCGTGGAAAAAGTCTATCTTGCGGGTTATGTGGATACCGCCTCCGGCGCAAGTCTTTTTCGCATCGGTAAGCTGGTGGGAATCACAAGGATTTCTGCCATGAAAGCTACTGGCGAGTCCACATTCAACGGAGAAGCGGGAACCATCATTCCCGCCGGATTCTTGGTTCGGACTGAAAGCAACGTGCGGTTTTTGGTTCAGCAACGCGGAACGATTCCTGCCACAGGTAGCATCACGCTTCCCATCGTTGCAGAGGAGGTTGGCTCGGATGGGAATGTATCAGCTGGTTCCATCGTGGTTGCAGTAACGCCCATTGCCGGGCTTGCATCGCTGCAAAACAACCATGACACCGTTGGTGGCCGTCTTGCAGAAACGGATGAAGAGTTTCGTGACCGCTACCAGTCCGCGACATCAACGGGAAGAAGCTCCTCTACCGATGCCATCCGTGCAGACATTCTAAAGCTTCCCGGAGTCAGCTCGACCAAGGTTTTCGAGAATGAAAATGATACGGTCACTGCCGGGCTGCCGCCCCACAGCATCCATGCGATTGTGCAGGGCGGGAGCGAAGAAGCCATTGCGTTGTGCATCCACAAGCGGAAAAGCGCCGGAATTCAGACGCACGGAACGAGTAGCGCAAACATCGTTGATGCCAGCGGAACAGAGCGAACCATTCGTTTTTCCCGCCCAACGGTGCTGCTCGTATGGGTAAAGGTTTCCGGTCTTGTAACCTCGCTGTCTGAGGGCGCACTGCCGGATGTGCAGGCTGAAATCCGAGATGCTTTAATCCGATACATTGGCGGAACGGATAGCACCGGAAAAGTCGCGCAGGGAATGTCTATCGGCGAAAGTCTGATGTTCAACCGCCTGTACACCATCATCAATGGGGTGGATGGTGTTGAGAACTACCAACTTACGGTGTCCACAAACGGAAGCTCATACACCTCTGGGGATATAGGGGTGGCGCAGACGCAGGTTGTAACAACCGCTCTGGACAAGGTGGTGTTTGCTCCGTGATGTATGGCTTCCTTGAAAAAATGTGCGGGATATTCTCCAGCGCTTACAACACCGGCTCGCACTCGAACATCCGCAAGATTCTCAGCATCGTGGCCCACGGCTACGAACAGCTTTACGCAGCGCTGATGGAAGTGGAAGCGTCACGCGACATCGACAACGCTGTGGGCGTAACGCTTGACAAGGCCGGAAAAAACGTCGGGGTTTTCCGAAATGGGATGACCGATGGTCTGTATCGCGTGTACATCAAAAACAAAATTCAGTCGTCTGTGTCCGGGGCGGATATTGATACGGTTATCGTCTGTGTTGCATCTCTCTTCGGATTGAGCGCTTACGACGTTCAGCTGATAGAGACGTTTCCTGCGAGCGTATCCGTGAGCATTCCCGAAGAAGCGGTATTGTCGCTCGGCGGCTCATATTCTGAGCGAGCAGAAATTGCTCGTCAGTTTGTGCGCAAAATCGTTGCAAGCGGAATCGGCGTGGACCTGCGTCTTATTTCCACGCCCAAAACCAGCGCAAAGGTGGTTTCCGGCGGCGCGATGGTAGAAGAAACACAAATCACAGCCTAATAAGAAATGGAGGCCTTGATATGGCAAATTTTGCAACCGTGATAACCAATGCCGGAACCGCGCTGCAAACGCAAGCTCTGGGGTCTGGCGCAGCAGTGCAATTTAATGCCGCTTATATTGGCGATGGGGTTCCCGCTGCACAGGCAAACAAAGTCGCATTCACATCACTTGTCCATTCGGTGCGGCAGGTGAATATCGGCGTTCCGTCTTTCGTCCAGGACCCCGGTGGAAATCACACGGACATTCCGGTTCAAGTCACGAACGAGGGGCTTTCCGTTCCGGTCTATGTCCGTGAGATTGGTATATTCGCCCGAATCGGCACGGGAACCCCCGTCCTGTATGCGTATTCGTGGCTGACCGACTCCGGTGACAGCGGTGACAATACCCTGCTTCCTCCGCCGTCTGGCGTGGATTACAACGTAGTTCGGAATTACGTTGTCTCTTGTATCGTTGGGCAGCTGGATACCGCTCATGTCACCGTCAATACCAGCCCCGCAACAATGATACGGTATGACCAGATGCAAACGTTCGTGGCGCAAGCAGTTTTGCCGCTGAGCGCACGAATCGACGCGCTGACGGCTTCGCAGATTGCCACAGTTGCTCCGCAGGAACGAAAGGCGTTTTCCAATGTGCAAGACTATCTCTCGGGACTGTGGGATGGCTTGAAATCGTTTGTAGGATACAATCCCTCCAGCTTTGCGACGGCAGCCCAAGGAACAAAGGCGGACTCGGCTCTTCCGGCGACTTCGAGAGCTGCCGACAGTGCAAAGCTAAACGGGCAAGCCCCCTCGTATTATTTGAGCTATTCCAACCTTGCCAATACGCCAGCGATACCAACCGTACCGGCTTATAGTACAACAACGCCATTGGCAGACGGAACTGCTACCGCAGGGACGGCGAATTCGATTTCTCGCGGAAACCATCGCCATCCCATCCCTACAAGGTCATCGTTGGGCATGGGCAGTCTGCTATATTCTTACTCCGGCGGGGCTTGGCTAACATCCTTCAATGTCCCCCGGCTACAGGAGTATACAATGTATGCAGTGCGTCTGAATGACTCAAACACGGTAATCCCGTGTTTCCGCCATTCCACGGATTTTCGTGGATGTTCCGCAGTGGGTACATTCAGTGCAGGCTCCAACAAGGCGACTTTTTACACTGTGTTCCTCAAAATCTCAGGTGAAACTCTCTTTGAGGATGATACTCACGGGTGCCAATCATTTGTGAACAATACCACAGGTGGTGCAACAAATCGTTATGTGGCAGAGATTCGCGGAATTTATTAGGAGGCGTTGCTATGCGAATTGTCGAAGTAAACTTCACGCGACCTTGCGCTGCGGAGCCGTTGGGAAGCGAAGGCATCCCTGCCGGGGTTCGCGGGGAGAATCATTTTACGACACTTAAAATTCGGCTGCCGACAGAACTGTGCGGGTTGGACTACTATATTTGTCGGTTTGAACTCCCGCGAAAGAAAAGCGTTTGCAGCGAGGCGCTGTTCCTCGATGCAGACGGATGGCTCTACTGCCCCCTATGGTCACAGGTCACCATACAGGCGTGTACCAACCTCACGGTAGAATGCTACGAGGGTGAAACCGTAAAAGGGTGTTCTCCC